AACAAAGCTACTTGGGATGCGTTCGTCGAACATCTTGATGAGTGCATCTCCATTGAGAACAGTAAGCTTGCTGTATCGGAGAGTTTAGTTGATGTGCATCGTGCACAGGGTGCAGTTCAAGCATATCAGCGGATGAAGTATTTAAGGGATAAGGTCAATGGATGAAGAACAAATGATGGCTGCTTTGCAGTCGGCTGCACAGAGTACAGGCGCTGCTCCAGATACTACAGTTGGCGTAGATCCAGTTTCCGGTAATGATGTGCCTATGGGTGCATCTCCTGAAGAAGTACGGGATGACATCCCCGCTCAGCTGAGTGCAGGCGAGTATGTTGTACCAGCAGATGTGGTTCAGTATTACGGCGTGAAGTTCTTTGAAGACCTTCGTACATCCGCAAAGATGGGTTACGATAGTATGCAGCAGAACGGGCGTGTTGGTGGTGAACCAGCAGAAGAGATGCTGCCGTTTGATATTTCTGAGTTGCAAGTTATGGAAGAGCCAGCACCTGCTATGCAGATGAATGTGGGCGGTCTTACACAGCGAGAGTTGCATAATCTTACGGGTTCAACTAGCCTGCCTAATCCATTCCGTGTAGTTACAAACGATGACGGCCTGTCTATGACTGTCAGGGCGGATGAGCCTGTACCTGAAGGTTTCAAACGGTTAGACGCTGAAGACTACAATGATGCGAGCCGACCCGAAGATGTAGAATTAGACTTTTCGCAAATGTCTATAGAAGAGGCAAGAGACGCATTAGATGGGATGTCTGCTGTTAGTTTAGGCCTAACGGGTCTGGGTCCATTAGGTAGTATTGCAGGATTTGCGAATGTCGTAGGGTCAGCTTTAGCGGCAGATACCTTTGCTGATAGAGCCGCTAATACCAGTCTATCTTCTGCGCAACGCTCTGCATTAGCTGGTTTTAGTAGGGAGGTTGACCCTACAGGCGTCTTAGGCGCTTTCAGCAGCGATTTCGGATCAGCGCAAGAAGGGACTGCATCTGAGATGGGTGATGTAGGTGCCTTCTCTGATCCCGGCGGAGATCAAGGTAGCATAGACGCACCGGCTCCCGACTCCGACTTTAGTCCGCCGGATGATGGCATGTAATTAAGGATACCTGATCATGTTCTCTGCTTTAGTATTTGCTTGTACGATGGCTGCAGGCGATGTACCTGCTAAGAGGTGCACTAACTTTACAGGTCCAAATCTGTTTAAGACACGGGAGTCATGTGAACTAGATATCAGGACTAATGCCGTTCGTAATCTGGAACTACAGGGCTTCTGGATAGAAGACTATACTTGCTTCGAATGGGGTAGAAAAATCTAATTTGACAACTCCTGAGAATAACTATAAGGCTACCCGGCTTAAAAAGCTGGCCCCAACATAAGGAAAACAACCATGCAAGAACAAGAGCTTTCAGTAGATTCATTCACGCATAACAAGAATCAGGCTAAGATTGCAAAGGAAGAAGCGGAACTTGCGGCGCTGCTAAAGGGTGACGCTTCTACGGAAGACGATGAAGAGCAAGTCGAAGAAGCCAAATCCGATAGCGAGGGATCTGAGACAGCCGAAGTACAAGATGAAGATGATCCCAAACAAGAAAAAGCCGCAAAGGAAAAGCAAGCATCCGGCTCAGATGATTCTGACGAAGGAGAGCTAAGCGCGGAAGAAAAGACCTTCAAGCAGCGCTACGGTGAAATCCGCAAGCACATGGCAGATAAAGAGAAGGACTGGAAGTCTCGCATTGAGAAGCTTGAGTCCCAGCTAGAGAAGTCTGCGAACAAAGAGTTTACTTTGCCTAAGACGAAAGAAGACGTCGAGGCATGGGCTAAGAAGTACCCTGACGTTGCAGCTATTGTCGAAGCTATCGCAGAAGACAAGGCAATGAAGCAGACGTTGGATCTGGATGATCGGTTGAAAGAAGTGGAGGCTATGCGCCTAGATGCGCGTAAGCAGAAGGCAGAAGCAGAACTACTGTCTCTACATCCAGACTTCGCTGAGATCCGTGCGGATGAAGTATTTCATGAGTGGGCCAGTAATCTGCCTAAAGCAATGCAGAACGCTTTGTATGACGATGAGTATGACTCAAAGTCTGTCGCCCGTGTTATTGATCTCTACAAAGTAGACAATGGCATCGACTCCAAGCCGCAGAAGTCAGATGACAAGAGTGCGGCATCTTCAGTTAAGGCTCGTTCTTCTGCTAAGCCAGAGGAAAACGAGTCAGCAAGTTTCCTGCGCGAGTCTCAAATCGCTAAGATGAGTGCTAGGGAATACGAGAAACGTATGGATGAAATCCAAGAAGCCATGCGTTCTGGTAAGTTTATCTACGATATGTCAAACAAGTAGTTGACAAAAATAAATAAGTAGGTAAAACTATTAGCACAAAGAACCAAAGCTAGGTTCTTAGTGTTTTACACACATGCTACGTTAAAGACTACCCGACTGTAGAGGCCCAGAGCTTGAAGGACGGCCATCCTGATAGCACCTGACCACCCTCAAACAAGCGGCCTCTTTCGTGGATATGAAGTGTTTCTTAAACATTGCCATATCTTAGGAGGAAACAACTATGGCATTCGCTAAAGCAAGTGGATACGGTAACCTGCCAAACGGCAACTTTTCACCGGTAATCTACTCCAAACAAACGCAGATCGCCTTCCGCAAGGCGGCTGTTGCAAACGCAATCACCAACTCTGATTACTTTGGTGAAATTGCAAACCAAGGTGACACCGTTCGCATCATGAAAGAGCCGGAAATCTCCGTCTCGACCTATGATCGTGGTACTTCTGTCACCGCTCAGGACTTGGAAGACACGGACTTTCAGTTGACCGTAGACAAAGCTAACTACTTTGCTTTCAAGATGGATGACATCGAAGAGGCCCACAGCCACATCGACTTCATGCGTCTCGCTACGGATCGTGCTGCTTACCGTCTTGCAGATCAGATGGATCAGGAATGTCTGGGCTATCTGGCAGGCTACAAGCAGTCCGCTAAACACGGCGCTGCCGACGCGGTTAACGATTCTGTCTCCGGCACCAAAGCTGTTTCGACGGCTGGTTCTGACGAACTGCTTACTTCAATGAAGCTGACCAAGGGTTCCTTTAACTCTATCACGACGGCTTCTGCAGGCGATCACTCGATCCCTGTTGCTATTCGTCTGCCGGGTGCAACCACTGTCCCGACTGCCACTGTCTCCCCTCTGCAGATCGTTGCACGTATGTCGCGTCGCCTTGATCAGCAGAATGTTGACACCCGTGGTCGTTGGCTGGTCCTCGACCCGACGTTCATCGAAATGCTGAAAGACGAAGACGGTCGTCTTCTGAACGCAGACTTCGGTGGTTCGGGCCTGCAGAACGGTCTCGTTCTCAACAACCTGCACGGCTTCCGTGTGTACGTCTCGAACAACCTGCCGTCCGTCGGCACTGGTGCAGACACCGCTGGTTCTGCTAACCAGAACGCCAACTACGGTGTGATTGTTTCGGGTCATGATTCAGCTGTTGCTTCGGCAGAGCAGATCAACAAGGTTGAAACGTACCGTGACCCCGACTCGTTCGCGGACATCGTTCGTGGTATGCACCTCTATGGTCGTAAGATTCTGCGTCCAGAGGCAATCTGTACCGCTAAGTACAACGTAGCTTAAGAGGAGAAAGACTTATGGCTGCTTATACTGCTGCTGACCTCCCTGCACAGGGAAAAGGCTCTCGTGGTCCTGCTCCGTATCTTGTTGAGCGTGAGTTGGACATTGCTGCTCAGATCACTGAGAACGGTGCTGACTATGCCGCTGGTGATACCGAGACGATGATTAACGTGCCTAAAGGCACTGCGATTCTCGCTTCTGGTATTGAAGTTCTGACGTCTGCTACTGGTACTACTGGTACTGTAGACCTCGGCTTCACAGGCGGTGTTGTTGATAAGTACGTTGACGGTCTTGATATTGTCGGCGCTTCGGATGGTGACTACGGAAGTACGCCTGCCGCTGAAGCTGCACAGATCATGATCACGACTGCTGCGGACACCATCGACCTTAAGTTTGTTACGGAAGATGCACTCACTGCAGGTAAACTGCGCGTGTGGGCTGTATTGATGGACGTTAATGCAATTGGCGACAAACATGCTGCCATTGCTGCAAATGACGTTGCTCCGGCACAGACCTAATCACTAGACTTTGGGGCTGGCTTTATGCTGGCCCCTTTGTATCTTTAAGAGGACATCACAATGGCAACTTTTAATAAAGTGAACGACTTCGTAAAGAACGCTGTTCATAATATGGACTTGGAGTCGGATCAAATTGTGATTGCTCTCACAAATACTGCTCCTGCTTCCGAAACATCAAACCCTACTGCAGACGGAAATGGTATCGTCGGAAACCTGACACAGGTAAGCTACAGCAATCTTTCCGGCGACCGTAATGTAACAACATCTTCGTCTTCGCACACTAGTGGTGTATACAAGCTTGTGTTAGCTGACAAAACACTGACTGCCTCTGGTGGTTCTATTGGTCCTTTCCGATACGTTTATCTATTTAACGACACTGTTACGT